TTTTTTTTTTTCAAGCAGAAGACGGCATACGAGATCATGCCTAGTCTCGTGGGCTCGGAGATGTGTATAAGAGACAGGAAGAAAACAAAACAGTTGATATAGATTCATCAGGTCCTGATGTAGAAGTTGAGTTAAAAGAAACTCAAACTGCAGAAACAGAAACACCTGAAGTAGAAACATCTACTAATGAAACAGAAGAGACTTCAACAGTTGTTGAAGCAAAAGAAGAAAAGAAAGAAGAGCCTGTAAAGGACGAAAAAGAAAATGAATTAGAAAAATACTCTGAAGGAGTACAAAGAAGAATAGCTAAATTAACTCATAAATGGAGAGAAGCAGAGAGACAAAAAGATGAAGCTTTAACTTATGCTCAATCACAGATACAAGCTAAACAAGAAGCAGAAGCTAAAGTCTCGAAACTTGAACCAGGCTTCATGAAGTCTACTGAAGATAGTATTATTTCAGGAGTACAAGCAGCTCAGGCAAAACTTGCAGCAGCTAGAGAAGCAAATGATTTAACTGCTGAAGCAGAAGCTTTAACAGCTATTTCAGAGCTTGGTTATAAAAAAGCTAAACTTGAAGAAACTAAAGTTGCTCAAGAAGAGTTTAAAGCTAATGCTAAAGAGGTTAGACAACCACAATTAAACTTAAATAGACAACAAGCAGCACAAGGTAGGCCAGATCCTAAGGCTGAAACATGGGCATCTAGAAATGCTTGGTTTGGTCAAGATAATGCTATGACTTATACTGCTTTTGATCTACATAAGAAACTTACAGAAGAGGAAGGTTATGATCCTCAATCTGATGAGTATTATTCTGAAATAGATAAGAGAATAAGACTTGAATTCCCCCATAAATTTGATACAAATAAATCTAATTTAGGGGAAACGACCAAACCCGTACAAACAGTAGCTAGTGCGAAGCGAAGTACAAATACTGGTCGCAAGACTGTGAGACTCACATCATCACAGGTAGCAATCGCTAAAAAATTAGGTGTGCCACTAGAAGAATATGCGAAACAATTAAAAATCACGAAGGAGGCATAAGCATATGGAAAATAATAACGACAAAAGAGCATCCCGTGCGAGTCAAACAAGAGAAAAAGAATCTAAGAAAAAAGTTTGGACTCCACCTTCATCTTTAGATGCACCCCCTGCACCAACAGGTTTTAAACACAGATGGATAAGAGTAGAATCTATGGGATTCCAAGACACTAAAAACGTCGCTGGAAGAATTAGATCAGGATACGAGCTTGTAAGAGCTGATGAATATCCAGACTCAGATTTCCCAATTGTGGACGATGGTAAATACAAGGGAGTGATCGGAGTAGGAGGCCTAGTGCTGGCTAGGGTACCGGAAGAGATCGCAGAACAAAGAACTGACTATTATGTTAAACAAGGTCAGGACAATGTCGAAGCAGTAGATAACGATCTTATGAAGGAACAGCACCCAAGTATGCCAATCAATATTGATAGGCAAACACGTGTAACTTTTGGTGGTTCCAAGAAATCCTAATTAAAGAATTTCTAAGCCAACAGAGTACACTTAAACTAAACATGTCTAAGGAGGACAAATACTATGGCAAATAAAGACGCCGCTTTCGGTTTGAAAGCAATTGGTAAAGTCGGACAGAATAGAGACAATCAAGGTTTAAGTGAATATGATATTGCAGCTTCTGCAACAGCTATTTATCAATGGGACCCAGTAGAAATGTTAGCTACTGGAACTATTGGTGTAGCAGCAGCGGGAGACGTTTTATTAGGCTCACTAAACGGTGTATTCTATACTGACGCTTCAACTTCAAAACCTACATGGGCTAATCACTTAGCTGCATCTAACACTGCAACAGACATTGTTGGATTCGTAAGTGACGATCCTTATGAAAGATTTGAGGTTCAATCAAATAACACAGGTGCTTCTGCACAAACTGATATTGGTAATGTAGCCAATATTGCATACACTGCGGGAAGTTCACCTAACTACGTTTCAAAAGTTGAATTAGATGATGCAGATCTAGCAACTACTGATGGCCAATTAAAGGTTGTTGGTGTTTCTAAAGATCCTGAAAATAATGATCTAACAGCAGCAAATGTAAATTGGGTCGTTACGATCAATGAACATTTCTTGAAACAAACAGCCGGAATATAAGGAGAATAATTATGGCGATATCACGAGGACAACTAGTTAAAGAACTAGAGCCAGGTTTGAATGCTTTATTCGGTCTGGAATATAAACGTTACGAGAATCAGCATGCTGAAATATATACTACTGAGTCTTCAGACAGAGCGTTTGAAGAAGAAGTTATGTTATCAGGTTTTGCTCAAGCTCAGACTAAAGCAGAGGGAAGTGGAGTTTCATTTGACAACGCTCAAGAAACTTTCACTGCAAGATATACACACGAAACTGTGGCTCTTGCTTTTGCAATTACTGAAGAAGCTATTGAGGATAACTTGTATGACAGACTTGCTAGTAGATATACTAAAGCATTAGCTAGATCTATGGCGAACACAAAACAAGTTAAAGCGGTTAATCCATTGATTAATGGTTTTGGTACATTCACTTCAGGTGATGGTTCTGCATTATTTGCAACTGACCACCCAACAATAAGTGGAACTGTATCTAACACATTAGCAACGGCTGCCGACTTGAACGAAACTTCATTAGAGCAATCATTAATTGACATTGCTGCAATGACAGACGAAAGAGGTCTAAAAATTGCTGCAAGAGGTGTTAAGATGATTATCCCTTCTGAACTTCAGTTCACTGCTGAGAGATTAATGAAATCTCAAGGTAGAGTTGGTACTGCTGATAATGACATTAATGCAATCGCATCAATGGGAATGGTTCCTCAAGGTTACAGAGTGAACAATTTCTTAACTGATCCAGATGCATTCTACATTATTACAGACGTGCCTAATGGTATGAAGTACTTTGACAGAGCAGCTATTAAAACTGCAATGGAAGGTGACTTTGACACTGGTAACGTAAGATACAAAGCTAGAGAAAGATACTCATTTGGTGTATCTGACTATAGAGGTATTTTTGCATCACCAGGTGCATAATAATTAGAAATTTTGAGGCGGACATAGTTCCGCCTCATTATGAAAGTAGAAAGGAATTTCATGAAAAAATTTACCATCACAATAAATGCCTACGAACACTACGCAAAATTTGAAGTGTTATCTGAAGATAACTCAGTTTCCCTTGAACAAGCCATAGTTGACAAACTAGGAGAAAATGTTATAAAATGGGAACATATCGGAAGTAATGTTTTTGCTTCTGATAAATACAGAATAACCTATGAGGAGGTTATAGATGATACAAGACCTATACAAACAAAAAAGGTCCTTGGAGTTGAAGTGGGAACAGGAGCATCTAGATAACAATAGATACACTCTTGAGATGGTGAGAATTGACGATAAAGTCAAGAAAATCATCACAGATATTAAGCTTGAAGAAGCTAGAATTGCTCACTTACAGAACACAGTTGAAAGTTCTACTCCTGAAGTTTCAGTAGCTACTTAAACAAAAGCTACATCGTTGGAAAAATTCCACTCCACATTACAGGCTCTCTTGCACTCTACTAAAAAGTAGTGTATAAAATTAACACTATACATAAATTAATATTCCGCATGGACGCAGTATAGTCGACGGCCTAGAGACTATGTGGAATTTAACTAGGAGAATAATCATGGCACAAACTACTTTTTCAGGTCCAGTAAAATCAGATAATGGTTTTCTTGCACCTTCATACACATTAACAGAAGCAGCAGCTATTGACTCACCAGCGACTGGTTTAGTTATTTACATTTCTGATGCAACTGGTTCAGGTGTTACTGGATCACTTTGTTTCTACAATGGAACTAGCTTCATCGACGTTACAACTGGTATAGCAGCAGTATAATAAATTAGTGTGGGCTTCGGCCCACACCTTAATTTTAAGGAGAAAAAATTATGGCATCAAAAGGCGATATACAAGCAACTAGATCGGCTGCAGCAGCAGGAGCATCAGCAATTGTATCTCAACCAATAAGACTGAGAGCAATTTCTATAGCATCTGATGGTGGTGGAGCTGGTGTTTTAGAGCTTACAACTACTTCAAATTCTGGAACAACTTTACTTTATGCAGATGTTCCTAGTGGAGATGTTTACACGTTAAATTTTCCTGAAGACGGAATTTTATTCCCTAAAGGTATTTTTTGTAAAACAAAAACAAACGTTACAGCTTATACATTATTTACTGATAAATATTCTGGTCCAGGTCTAACAAGTTAGAGGATTAAATGGGTTCTGCTAATACACAGGCAACAAGGTCTACCCTTCAAAGCGTAGATACAACTTTAAGTGAAGATATAACTGCAACGCAGGATTACATTCCTGTTGCCAGTACCACGAACTTTTCAACTAGTGTTGTTGCGGAGATTGAATCAACTAATGAGGTTGTTAGTTTTAATGATATTAGTGAAAATCTATTATCTAGATCTGAAAATATAGTTGCTTCTAGTGGCGCGTGGACTGAAACAAGAATTACATTAACAAAAGGTGTTACAGCTCCTGATGGTTCTTCTAATGCTTCTTCCGTTATCCCCACTGTTGATAATAACACACATAGAATGGATGCTTTTTTAACTAGTGGTGGATCTGGGACTAATAATGGTTTAATGGTTACAGGTCAAACCTACACTGCTAGTATTTTTGCAAAAGCTGCAGGTTATGATTTTATGAATTTAACAATAGATGAAACCAGTAACAGCCCTACTTCAAATACAGCTATATTTAATTTATCAAATGGTACGATAACATCAACAGGAGCAGGTATAACATCTTCGATTTCGGACGAAGGAGATGGGTGGTATAGATGTAGTATTACTAGAGCATTTACAATGAAGAATGATCCTTTTTCAAATAGAGTTTTAATAGGAGTTATGACAAGTGCTTTAACAGTTGTATACGCTGGAGATACTACTTCGGGAATACATGTTTGGGGAGGACAACTTGAAAAATCGAGTTCACTTTCAACATATCTTCCTACAACCTCATCAGCTTTAGTAGGACTAACTGGAGTCACTAGAGGCGCAAACGGAACAACTGCACAAGCAGCAAGTTCTGGTGATTCAATTCAACAATTACCTTTTGCTTTTCAACAAGTATTGGCTACAGTTACAAGCACCTTATCTGAAGACATAGATGCTACTCAAAATTA